CCGCCCTGATCCCGCTGAATCGCATCGGCCACCGCTCCGGCTTGTCGTCGCTGTCGAGATCTTCCCACGCTTGCAGGTCGCCTTGGTCGAGGCTCGTGGCGAGTGAGACGCCGAACGACTCCGGATCAGACTCTGCCAGATCCATGACATACGACGCAAGATCACCCTGCGGGCTGCGAAATGCTGCGTCTGCGATGTGCAGGTCGCCGCGAATCTTGTCGCCGTCAATGCGAAGATTTTTCCATCGCCCGAGATGGGAACCCATTCCATCACTGCTCATGTTGGGGTGAGTGAATCGAGCCTTGAGCCCGTTTCGCGACTGCTGGCCAAGCTCCTGCACCTGCTGCAATGTTTTGGCGTCGACCGCGAACGGACGATCGTCGTTGATGTCGCCCAGCTGCATCATATTTGCGCCGAAAATCACGCGGGCTGCCCGGTCGACTCGCGTCGGCAGTTCTGCCGTGCGGTCAGTGCGAAACATTCCAGCATCAGGGGCTGTGCTGATTGTTTTCATTTTTTCACTGCTCCTGCGGTGTTGCCGGTTCTGGTTCGTCTGATGTCTCGTCGTCGATCGGCTCAGGGCTGACAGGGCTACTGCCGCCAACCGGAGCAGGCTGCTGCCCCGGTGGTGGTGCGAGTGTAATTGGTCGCCGGATATTGTTTTCCTGCCCCCATGCTGCCCGGGTCGTGTCGAGCATTGGCGACAACCCTAACTCAATCCGGGCGGCTTCCTCGTCCGTCACTTGCGGGCTAATTGTGCCAGCGCGAACGCCCACGCCGTAGGCGTCAAACTTTGACTTGATCGTAGCAAATGGATCTGCACTGCCTTCGCCTGACGCTTGCTCAGACAGGCCGATCGATTCACGATATCCCTGCAGCCGCCTCTCCATGTCGGCCTTTTCTCGCAGTTCCCGCTCGATCTGCTGCAGCGTCTCGGTGAAATCGCGACCGCGACTTGCGAGCGATTCCGTTTGAGTTGTCAGCCCTGCTTCGATCGCCTGGACGTCTGCCCGGACCTCCTTTTCGGGATCAACCCACGGCCAGCCGGGCGGAATCCACTGATGCTGAAGAAAATGGTCGCGGTGCTGCTCGTAGGTGATTAAGTCGACCGATACCGCACCCTGATAGACGCACTGGTCGACAAAACGGCTCCAGAGCGGTCGATACTGAGACTCAATCGGGCAGGTTTGCCAAATCCGGAACGTGATTCGCCCGTCAATCAGAGCGAGCCTGCCGCCGCTAAAATTGTTCGTGAATTGCTTCGCCAGAAGCTCATAGGGATACCGCAGGGACGCCGCCACGCCGTGCAGTGCCCACTCGACGTACGGGCCGAGAGTTGAGCCGGGGCGGGCGGGATCGCTGAATGTGATGCCTTCTCCTTCGCTCAGGTAATTGATCGTGCCCGGTGCCAAATCCTCCAAATCGGATCGCGGCAAACTGCCGCTGGCCGTCCGTGCAGATTCGGCCAGCAAAACGGGATCAGTCACGCCCGTCACAAATGCCGAATGACAGGCCGCGACTTGCTCAGCGACCAAATTTGCGTGAACGAAATCCTTCAGATCTTTCAGCTTGCCCATCGCGGGCGACAGCCACGGGATGCCGCGCAGCTGCCCCGGAATCGTCTGCTCGTAGCAATGCAGCAAATCGTCGAGGCTGACTTCGGTTTCGGTCAGGTTGTACGAATGCGAATCGCCGGGCAATTGCTTCGCGACAAATGCTGCGACCGGGTTTCCGTTGCCGTCGAGCCGGAGCCCGAGCCGCCGGTTTTGGGTGTTGCTGCCGGGCCTGAGACTGTGCAGCGGGATCCGCTGCGGGTGGATCACCTGAATCGCCAACGTGACCGGCTTCGTCCGGTCATCGTCGTCGGCCATGTGCAGCCACGATTCGCCGAAAATCCCGTTGCACCTCTCAAGCTGCCTCTGCTTGTCGTAGAATTTCTGGTGCCTCGCCCAGATCGACCAGAGCCGCTCCAGTTCAGCGTTAAGCGACTCTGCCTGGCCGGGCGTGATCACTCCGCGTTTTGCCTGAATTCGCGACTGCGGGCGGATACCGGCACCGATAACATTATCCACGCGACCATTGATCGCGGAGGCGGCGAAACAATCGTTCCGGTACAGGTCGAGAGCCCGGTCGATCATCGTTTCGAGCTCGGTCGAGATCGCGTCGTTGCTGCTCAGTTTGCTCGCAAGCCATCGGTCGCCGCGTAGCCGGCCATGATCTGCCGCCTCGTGTGCGGAGAATCGAGCCGCCGCACGCTCCGCCAGTGCCATTCTTAATTCATGGTCGACCCGCGAACGAATCCGGGACGAACTGAGTCGCGGGCTGATCCGGGCGAGGATCGCGTCAAATCGAGTCGGCGTCGCTGCCGCCCTGATTCGGTTTGCGATTGGGGTTTCGGTTTCAGTTCTCATTGCTGGAACCTCACGACGTTGCGAGACGCTCCCAGGCCGCCGGAGGATTGCCGCCGCAGATCTGCGATTCGGCTGTCGAGTTCGGCGAGCCAGACCGATGTCGGCTCCTTACTGACCGTCTGCCCGTCGACTGTGTAAGTGACGACAGGCGCACCGCTCAGCAGACCGGACTCAACCCGGTCGCGCAATTCTTCGAACAGTTGCAGCCGCTGTGATGGTGATCGTGCCATGCCGGGATTGTTGCCGACAACCGGCAGGAGTGCACGCGGGGTTTCCAGAGCAGCAAAACCGCGCACAAAAAAACCCCGGTTGCTGCCGGGGTTTGTGTGGTTCTGGCGGCTTCGACTCACTTTGCTCGCTTCTGCCGTCTGTTCAGTTCCATGCTGCAATAGTGGATTTCGTCGAGGTAGAAACCCACGTTGTCATTCCAGTCTTTTCCGACCTCTGCAGCCTGTCTGGCATCTGAGATTGTGAACCGCAATTCTGCGTCAGTCATCTTGCGGCATCGTTTCGGGTATTCTGCGTGATCCATCGTTTTCATTGTTTCGCCTTTCATGGTTTGTTTGTTTGCTCGTCGTTGTGACTCGCGTGCAAGGAGTATCGACTATTTTGACTGGGAAGTCAAACGTATTCGGGAAGAAAACAAAAAAACCCCGGAATGTTTTTCCGGGGTTTGGTTTCATTTCCTTTCGAACAGTACAAACACAGCAGCCCTTCCGGGTTTTTTGTTCAAGATATATTGCTCAGCGTCTTTTTGCGTTGCGTGTCCTGTTGATTCGACGATTCCGTTTTGCCAGTAACCAACCCCCCAGGTGCCGTCGATGCATGGAAACGTACTCAATACGATCTGTCGTTTTTCTACTGCTTGATCTGACATTTTGTTTCGCCTTTCGTGGCTCAAGTTTGCCCTGTCAGGGCGGAAAAAATCATGGCCCGATTTTGACGTACAGTTCGCCAGTCGCCAGTTCAGCCGCCCAATTTTGGTGGATGTAGTTTCGCATCCACTTTTTCGCCTCAGTCAGAGTCAGGCAGCCCGGAGCAAAAACCGTTTCGACCTCAGTCCTGCAGGATGCGTCGGTGACGATGAACGCCCAGCTGCCCCGCCCTGATGGATTCTTGCCGTGTGATACAACGTAGTCGCGATTGCTGAAAAAAACTGATTTCATCGTCTTGCCTTTCATGGTTTGTTTGCTCGTCGTTGTGACTCGCGTGCAAGGAGTATCGACTATTTTGACCGGGAAGTCAAACGCATTCGGCAAGAAAACAAAAAAACCCCGGAATGTTTTTCCGGGGTTTGTGCGGGCTGGTGCTTTCTTAGTCTTCGCAGCGTCGGCCAACTTCTTCGAGCAGCAAATCAAGTTGCTGGCGGTTGCCAGCTTGACTTGCCAAGTTGACTTCTTCGAGCAACTGTCGGTCGCTCAACGATTCCAGTGACAGGCTTTGGTCAAGGCTCATGCCTGCTTGGTGTCGATCGTTTAAAGCTAAGTTTCTAACTCTCATCGTTCCGGCCTTTCGTGGCTGTTGTGTTTGTCGCTTGCCTTTGTGACTCGCGTGTTAGGATTATCGACTATTTTGACCGGGAAGTCAAACGCATTCGCCCTGATTCGGAATTTTTTTTCAAATTTCCCCCGAAATCATCGCGGGACGGTCGTCTTGAACCTGTGACCGCATTCGCAGCCCCGATACTGGATTTTCAAATCGGCGTTGCCCTGAGTCGCTTTGACCGTCGCATATTTTCCACACTGCGGGCACAGGCCGAATCCCGGTACGTCGTACCACTGGACGCGACGTGACGGTGGTTGCGGGCTGCTGGCGGCCCATGCTGGCGATTGTGGCTGCTTCATTGCTTCAGGCTCCTGACAAATTTCTCGCGGCGTTTCCGTTTCCGTTTCTCCGGCTGATCTGCTGTAGCCGCCACCTTGCGACGCTCCGCCAGTGCTGCGTCAGATTGTAACACAGACAGCCCGACAAATGACATGTAGCAGGCGTCAAGCAGGTGGTTCCGAGAGAATGTCTGCACCCATCGCACCGACGTGCCTTTGCCGACCTCGAACTGCTGAACCTCCCGCTCCGCCGTCAGTTGCCGGGCCAGTTCCGCTCGCCCTTGCGGCTTGTCGGTGCGGGGCAGCAGCAGAGCCCCTGCCGCGTCCTGATCGACTGACAGGGCCTGATGCACGCGGCGTTTCCAATGGTCGGCGTTGTTTTGATACTCTCGAAGTGGCCGCCGCCCTTGCGTGAACAGGACGTCATGCCAGCCCTCACCGATCCGGAGCGACTGACGCGACTGCCGTTTCGGTGCCGTGTATTTCAGCC